TTTTTTAAAGAGTGTAGATAACCTCTTAAGAAATTTATGCTTATCTGTACCAACTATATCTGAAAAATCCTTTTTAATTTTAAAAGGTTTATTCTTTATACTACGAGAAACCGCTAAATGTTTATTATAAATTGTCTTTTCCAGCTCTGTAACTGTTTCTGCTTGCATTTATTTTTTTGATACTTGACTTAGTTATTTTGGACTTTACAAGAGAAGGATACAAATACAACAATGAATATACAGCTTCTCTAAAAGAATTAGAAGCTGTAATTTCAATAAAAAAATCTTGATATTGTTTGTTTTCTAACAAAAGTGTAAACAACGTGGTAGAGTTTATCTTTTTGTTTTCCAAAATAGAAATTAACGAACCTGCCTTCAGTACTCCTTCTACAAATTCTATTAATTGGATTTGTTCAGTTGGTGATCCGTTTGATTTTTCTATTGATATACCTGTCCCTTTTAACATCTAAACCTAATTACAGTTCTACTGTATAGGTTTCAACAATTTTGTAAAATCAATAAATTCTTCAGTAATATTTCCACCTGCTGCAGCTTCGTGTCCACCTCCGCCTGCAATCTTTTGCACAAATTTTGATACATCAATCTTAGCATTATTAGCATTTCTTCTAACAGCTATCCTCTTTTTGTTTAGCATGACTGCAATAGCTATATCAACGTTATATTTGGTGAAAAGAAAATCACAACATTCTGCAATAAACTTTTCACAAAAAATAGCTCCTACAGTTGCTTCTACACCATCAAAATTAAAAGTACCAAAATATGGTTCTAAAGTGCTAATATATTCTTTGCAATATTTTCTAACAAGACTGATAGCATTCTGTTTAAATTTGTCAAATGGTTTAAAACCATCGTAATAATCTTCAATAAAGGAATGATATTTGTTTTTTGTACTATGCAAGACAATATTGAGCTCTTCAGATAAAGGATTAGTCTTTTTATGGGAATCCCAATCGTTAGCTAAAGCTACTAATAACTTTTTATTTTGGGCTAATTCAATTTTATCTTTAAACAGGGAATCGTAAATTAATTTAGAGCAAGATGTTTCTTCAACAATTTTAGCTTTAGCTTTTTGAAACTTATATACGTTGGTTTTATGGTGATCAAAAATTACAACATTTTGTTTGTCTATTTCAGTTGCAATTTTAGTCACATCTAAATCCAAAAAATAAAACAAACCATCAGAATTTTTCTTAATATTGTCGTTATAATCTTTTTCTAAATTTAGAGGAGTTGTTACGACATATGGTAATTTTTTGTTAAAAAACCAACAAAACAAAAGATAACTAACAATGCCATCTAAATCTCCATGGAAAAAAATTGTTGGTTCAGTCTTCATCAATCAATTTATTTAAATATTGGTCAGCATTTTTGACAACTGTATCTGTAGATTCCCCGTCTTCCTCAAAATAATCTTTATTTGTTTCTTTCAGCGTCAAAGTATCATAGTTGCATTTAAATGCTCCTTGACCAAAGTTTGGACCAAAGCGATTCTTTTGCATACCCATATTGATAATTCCTAATTCTCTATCCTCATCTTCTTGCCATAGAGAACAAATGACATCACAAGTAGCTGCTAGCCCAATACTTTCTGCAATCCCCTCCATACCAGGAGAAGAAGTATTGAAAGATCCACGGTTAAGCTGAGTTGCAGAAACCACAGGAATGTTGTATTTAAAAGACAGTGCTCGGAGATGCTCTGAAATTTCTTTAACTGATTCATATGTATTTAAATTTTTTCCAATTGGGTGAAGTAAGTTAATATAATCGACAACTAAAATATCTGGAACGAATTTTTTATGTTTTAACTTTGATATAAATGCATCTAAATGTCTGACTGTAACTGACTTTGGAGGATATTCTTTAATAACCAAATTACTACGAATTTTTCTTCTTAAGTGTTTAACTTGTTCTTCTAACTCTCCTGTAAATGTTTTTAATTCATTGTGAGGAATCTGAGTTAATTGTGTACTAATACGCTTAGCATACATAAACTCCGACATTTCCAAAGAAACCAACAATACGTTTTTGTCATTCAGCAACATATTGGTTGCAATATTTCCTAAGACGATTGACTTACCAACGTTAACTTGTCCTGCAAATACAGTTAGAGTCTTGGGATATAAACCTCCTTCCGTTTTTCCATCAAAGAATTCCCAACCTGTCGGAATTGGATTGTATACTGTAACTAACTCTTTAATGTGCTTATCGATATCTTCAAAATACCAGTGACCTAGATTTTCTCTTAGAGAAATACTGTAAGCCTTTTCAAAATCTACTAACGCTTCTTCTAATTTAAAATTTTGATCAGCAAATTTATCAGCAATTTTTAAAATTGTATTGTATACAAATCTCTCTTTTAAGAATTTTTCTGTGTTATTTAAAAGTTCGTCGCTGTTATAATTTGTATCTAATTCTGATAGTCTCTTTTTAATTTCATTTAAAGCCTTTTTATCTTCTTCAGAAGACATTCTTGCTTTAATTTCAGTAATTGAAGGAACAGAACCTCTTTCTTTAAAGAATTCTACAGTTTTACCAATAACTTTAGCAATATCTTTGTCATTAAAGAATGACACATCTAAGTGAGAAATTATGTTACTCAAATACTCCGAGTTTGTCAGAGCATTGAGTAGAATAATGTTCTCGAAAAAATCGAGATCTAACTTAGAAACTTCTGTAGGATTCTTACTCATCGTCAGAATTGTCTTCCATTACATCGTTGTTATCAACTTCACCATACTTTAATTCTTCAGAAAGTTTCTTTTCTAGTTCAGGTAAAATCTTTTCCCACAAAGCTGCATCTTTTTCAATGTTTTTTCGGTATCCAATGCTTTCGCCTTGAAATTTGTATGTCTTTCCGTTCGTTTCTAAAACGTTTAAAGCAAGAGCAATATCAAATAAACCAGCGTTAACATCCAAGCCAGATCTAAAATTTAGATACAGTTCAGTCTTTAGAAAAGGTGGAACGATACGATTCTTCACTGTCATAGCTGACATTGTCACTCCAGAGACATTATTAGCAATTGCAATAGAATTTTCATCTGGATTTTCGGAGATCTTTTCAGTTCTAGTACTCAACTGAACCAATACAGAAGCAAGGTAAATCGGTCCCTTGCCTCCAGCTTGGTTCTTAATCATTGATGGAAACATTTCCATGCCTTCATAAATGTGGTTTGAAAACAGAATTGGTACTCCTGCTTTTGCAGCTTTGTATGTAATAGACCTCATCATGCTCTTCATCGCCTTTGCTCTTTGCCCAACATCTGCTGCATCTTTACCTTTTCGTGCATCTTCAATCTCTTTAGAAGAGGCCAAATTACCTAAAGAGTCAATTGAAACAATAAACTTTAGATCAGGATCCTCAGCTCGAGCTGTAATAACATTGTCTAGAAATGTACTAATTTGATTACGACAATCTTCAATAGTCTCTACTGGATAGTATTTGGTCTTTTTAAGATCCATCCCTACGTTTTTAGCACTTTGTTTATCCACAGCTACTTCCGAATCCCAAATTACAGCAATATAACCCTTCTTTTGAGCATTTGCCATAATCTTGTTAATGATTAAAGTTTTACCTGCACCAGAAGGTCCTGCAAAACCAACAATACGACCAACGGGTACTCCTTTATGAACTGAGCCGGAAATGATTGCATTAAGTGCCCTCGAGCCAGTATCAATCCAATCCGAAGGAGTTGAAATAGAAGTTTCTTCTAAGGTAGATGAATCAGGATTCATCTTATCAACAGAACCGAATACGTCTTTTAGGTTAGCCATAGTGAAACTATATTACAGACTTTTTATATGAAAACAACTGCAATAAAAAAGGGGGCCGAAGCCCCCTTTTCTAATTTTTGGCTATACAATACTACTCATCAAACAACTTAATAACTTCAGGATCTCCACTAGGCTGAGCTGCTGGAGCTACACCGTTCAACTGTTGATACTGAGCAACAAATTGAGGAGATAGATCCATACCTTCATTTAGGGTTACAGAATTTTTATTAAACTTCCAAACAATATTTTGTGATCTGTCATTTAAAAACTCTTTAAAGAAAAGAGGCAAAATTTGTAGTTGTAGCTGATTGGTCTGTTGGTTTGGCAATACATGAACAATAGCTGGATTTTCTACATTCATGTGTGTATCGCTCTCACTAACAACAGTACCAATAATGCTTCGACCGATGTTATCTAGGAATACTACGACTTTATTACTCATATTTTTTGTATAATAGATTTAACTGTTTTTGGCTCAAAGTCAACTAATTGATTTTGCAAACTACTAATAGTTCCACTACCAATGCTAGTTAATTTCAGTCTAAAATCAGATGTTATCCAAACAAGTTTTGTTGATATCATAATCTCAATAATTCCTCCAACAATTTCATATTTCCAAATGTTTTTATAAAAAACATCTTCGTTGTTAATTGTGTACAAAATGTTATACAACAATTTTTGGTCTTTGATTATATGAACTTTTTCTTTAGCCATCATAAACCAAACATTTCAAATAAATCTGTCTGAACTTCTTTACCTATTACAGGCAAGTTCCACCCAATCGCCTCGTAAAGTCTTTCAATTGGTTGTGTAACAAGCTTGCTAAACATTTTGTCCCAATCAACCTTTAAGCCAAATTCGTCCGGTAGTATTGCTGAATAACAAATAGCATCAAGGCCATATTTGTTTTTTGCACAATACAACTTCTTAACTTTCTGGCCAGTTTGGATTTCTTCAACTTTGTCTGTTAAGTTCAATTGCTTTACTAAAAAATTATGAGCTATTGCTCCTTTAATATGAGATGGTGTACCCTTTTTGAATTTTAAAGAAGCAACATTTTCCGAATATGCATCCATATTATTAATGGATGAGCGGAGAGCTACATCGTCTGGGGACAGCTTACAAAATAATTCGTATGATTCTTTGTACGACTCATTAGCTCTTTTAACATTTTGAGTTAATAGTGAGGTTTTTGTAATGTGCTCGATCAATTTTTTTACTTTTTTTGGAGTTGTAGACCTTACTAGCTCTACACCAACAAACTTAAACTCATCTACAATCTTACCTTCTTTGTCTAGAACATGTAGAATGTAGCGTTTCTTCTGTAAGAAAATGCCTACATCAGCAATTACCTCTCGCTTAAAAACAAATCGAGGATCAACGGAGTATAGTTCTGATCTAGCCCAATTTAAAATTTCTACATTAACGTGCTTATCTAACTTCTCAACTAATTCGTATACTTCTTTCTTAATCTTACCATCTTCAGTTAGACTCCAATTCAGTTTATCTAAAATAGGTTGAATGGAAATATATACAGAATCTGTATCAGAATACTTTGCTATTTTAGCGTCTACGTCAAAATGCTTCTTCGCATATTGCTGTAAAATGTCTGCACCAGCTTTTGCAACATTTTGTCCTGTCATTGTAATAGACATTGCATTATCAATGTCCATCAAAGAGGAGTATTTGTTTGCAAAAGTACCGTAAATTGAATTCAAATAAATTTTAAGAGTGTATTGCAGTGTATCCAAATACTGCATTTCCATCTCAGTCTTTGTATCCTTCTTATTAGACTTTTCTAAGTTCTTGAGCTGAGCTTTAGCTTCAACACGTTCCTTGTAGATTTCGTCAATGAGATTTGGAATAACACCTTTACTTTTTTGACTGTATAATACACCAGCTTTAGACAAACTTATTTTTTCGTCTTGTAGGAATTTCTTAAACTTATCTACTGCAATTTTATGAGTCTTACCGCTTACTAACCTTAGTGTTATTTCTTCTGAAGAAGAAACATCTCCATCTACAACTTTACCTAGCTTTGTTTCTGGAGAAATATTGAGTGTAATAATGGTGTTAGGGTACAGAGAGTTTACGTCAAAGCTCACAACTGATTTTTGGAGACCTCTATCTGGTTCCATTACATAACCGCCTTCATAAGACTCTCTATCATCAGTGTTCCCACCGAAAGTTGGAATTACAAAACCTTGTTTACTAGCTTGGATTGCAACAGCTCCAGTGACAATAGAAACCTTTCCAAGTGCTGCTTCTAGGTTTGTACAACCTTTGTACGCCAGGAGCCGAACAATTTGCAAATATTTTAATTTGTCTTCTAGTTTAACTAGAAGCATTACGTCTTGTATGTTGTAATCTACGAATGTTTTCCAGTCATCTTCAGATAAAGAAGCAAGACTCGTTGCATTGTAAGCAATCTTACCTTCTTTAAGTTCATACTCACTAATATAATTCAAAGAATAAGACTCTCTTTCTCCTACAGAAAAAGTTTTATATATCTCCATGTAGTCAATACAAGCAATACCACTTATCGACCACAAAGTAATTTCTTTACCAAATGAACCATCAGTAAAGACTCTCCTGCTCGTAACTCGCTGAACAGGAGATAGCTGCTTTACAAAATCTTCTCCAAACAAATTTGCAAACCTGTTTATGATGTAAGGCAAATCGAATTTAGCTGTGTTCCAGCCACTCATTACATCTGGATAATTTTCCTTCCAAAAGTCTACAAACCTCAAAATTAAGTCTTGCTCAGATTTGCATTGATAGTAAACACAATCAGCATTGGTTGGTGTATATTCCTTTTCAAGACCCCATGTATGAGTGATGTTGTTTAGACTATCTCTAATGGTGATTAGATTAATTGGAGCCTTTGCTTTTTCAGGTACAGGAAATTCGTAAGGAGCATATACTTCAATATCTAAAAAGAAAATTCTCAAAGGGAATTGAGAAAACTTTGAGCTATTGTTCTGCTCTTTGTATGTCTCAATGAGAAACTGTTGTTCTGGAGATAAATTATGAAAGAAACGTTTGTTTGCAGTTTTATCTACAAACTTTCTTCTTTCAATGCTGTTTTCAAAACTTTTCTTCAGAAGAGAAGTCTTAAAAATAGACACAGCATCCGTAGCTCCTTCCTTCTCCACATAAAGATAAGGTCTGTACGGAATTTCCGTATCAATTCTATCACCATCTTCAGTCCACGTACGCAAATAAACAGACTGATTAAACGGATTATAACTTACACAGCGATACATACTGTGTTTAGTATACGGATATCAAAAGGACTATCAAGTCAAAAATTTCCTTTTTGGACTTTTGAAGGGAGTGAAGAAAATTTCATGATATTTCATGAGGTTTGGTTCATCATCAAGCCAGAAATTTTCTGCATATGCCCTAGAGCGTTTGCACAGATCTGCATATACAGTTTGGTTTTTAGTAGCTGACTTAATGCAATCAATAAACTCATCCCCTGTTTTGTATTTTAAAATTGCATCCTTGTATGTTACCATATCTGGACATACACAAGGTAATCCTAAAGCTCCAGCTTCAATAAGTTTAATGTTGGATTTAGAACGATTAAAGTGGTTATCCTGTAGAGCTGCAAATGTTAACTGAGCTCCTGATTCTGCCATAGCAGTTGGAAACTGTGGTAGAGGTACCCAATTGTTAAATTTAATTTCTCCGCTTGTAATGTATGGTTTTAATTGGACAGGAAAACTTCCGTAGAATTTCCATTCATATTCTTTACGAGTTTTAATAATTTGAGGAACAACTGCTTCAAAGTCATCTTTTAGGTTTACTCTGTTGAGAACATCAACATGAGTTCCAGAAGCAAAAATTGCTATAACTGGACGCTTTTTGTTCTTTTCATACTTTTTAACGAGTTCACCTAGATTGTAGTAGCGATCAAACCACCACTTCATCAAATAGTTTGGTACAGTGGTAACATTCTTATTGCCGGTCTTGTGAATCATGTAATCTCTAAAATAATCACACGTCACAGTAATTTCATCCATCATTTGAGTAATTTCCAAAATGCTTTGTCTAATACTCGGATCAGTGAATGCATCTCTGTTCCTATTATACATTGGAATATCTTCAGCAAAGACTACATCATCCAGTTCATAAATTAACTTCCCACCCTTTTTATCCATCACCTCCCGAAGAAACTTAACAAATTGTTTTTGATGAGGAGTAGCTTGTCTTTGTAATTTAACGGATTCAATACTGCCATAATAATTTGGCTCAACTATCATACTAGTTGATTCCATAATGACAGCTTTCTCATACAAATTTAAAAGAAGATGGGGAGCAAGACATCTGTAGTATCCACAACCTCCGTAATCAGCAAGATAAGCGACTGCTCTCTTGAGCCCTTCAGAAGGCATTTGTGGAGGAGCTACTTTATTTTGTAAAGGATTAATATATGGGCTGTCTGGTATACCAAACGGTAAACCAACAGGAGCACCAAGAACATTTTTGAGACCACAATTAACAGGTTGCATTATTATATAGTTAAGTTAGTTGTAATATTTTGTCTAGCTCAAAATAGAGCTAACACCGTTCTTTTTAACAACATGAATTGTATGTTCTGCTTTTGTAACAACGTGATTACCTCTATGTGTGATGATATAACAAGATTCATTATTTTCTTGGAATCTTTCCCTTAATACACTTAACGTAAGAAGTACACCTTTATCATCCAAAGAGGAATCTAAAAGTTCATCATAGAAGACTGTACTAAAATTTACATCACCTTGTAAACGCCTAATATCTGCAAAAGCAAATAAACAAGCTAGATCAATTCTTTTTCTTTCTCCGCCAGAGAAGTTAAAATATGATTTGTTTTGAGAATATTCATCTAAAATTTCTTCGTCAAAAAACTCATTAAATTTACATAAACAATTTGCTTCTAATTTTTTAAGATAATAAGCAAGACGAGAATTAAGAATTCTGAGAATTTTTTTAACAATAAAAGATTTAATTCCTTCTTCGGAAATTACAAACTTAACGCTCTCAAGAATGTTTAGCTCGTTATTGAGAGCTGCAACCTTTTCTCTGCTTGAAGATTCAGCTTCTTGAAGAGTTTTAACTTTACTTTTCAAGTCGTTGTTATGTTCCTTCTCTAATAAACATAGTTCATCTTTTGTTTGATTTATGTTTTCTTGAGTATGTTTAATGCATAATAAAGCTACTTTGTTTTTTGATAAATTATTTTCAGTGTCTTCTTTTTTACTTTCTAACAGTTGTTTATTTTCTCTCTGAGAAACAATTTTCTCTTCGATTGCCTTAATAGTCAAATTTGCTGATTCGATGTTTTTCTTTAACCCCTCAATATTATTTTGATGTTCTTGAATTAATTGCTTAACGTGTTCAACGTGTTCTGTAGAAAAATCTCTACTACATGTAGGACATGTATCTTTGTTTGTTTGTAACTTAACAATTTGCTTTTCCTCAGTATTAATTTCTGCTGTAAGCTTTGTTACGATATGAGCTGCAGTATTCTTTTTTTCTTTAAGAATATCAATGTTTTGTTTAATTTTTTCTAAACCTTTGTTTAATTCTCCTATTAACGTGGAAGGCAATTCTATTATATTTTTTTGTTGTGCTTCTAATTCACCGTCCAGAGAAATTAGTTTTGATGTGAGTTTATCCTTTCTTTCTTGCTTTGAAGCTTCATAATTTTGAAGCTGATTTGTATTAAAATCTAATTCCGTTTGATATTGTTCAAGTTTAGTGTAAGCAATTTCATAATCTTTCT